CCAAAATGAAAAAAATTTTAAAGCAAGGTGAGGCACTAACCCCACCTTGCTTTGTGTTCATTGTTCTATTGCTATGAGCCTATGCTTTCGTATTGGCTCATGTTCTAGACAACCCATATATTTGTTTATTTGTAGATTACAGAGCGTGCATATCCGTGCCCATGATGGGATTGCGGTGTATGCTTTTAGTTCTTCATCGTCAAACATAGGGTGTATATGTTTGCCTAGAAATAACCAACCTTGTAAACGGTCGGTTATATTGTAAGCACCTTCTAGATATTCGTCATCACGGTTTGTCCATTGATGACCATATCCTTTTTCCTCAGAGGGTGTATTGGACTGAGTGGCTTCTGATTCTTGCTCACTTCTACTAATCTCGTAGAGACCCATTGAATGATTAGCAGTCTTGTCCTCTTGTTCTTCGTAGCAGATAACGCAGTACTCAGCATGAGAATCCAGTTGTTGTTTGTCGTATAATCCAAATATACGATTACTAATCCAACAGGCTAGATTCTCATGTGAGCATGAGTCTGACTGCGTAGAAGATGACATAGCGAATGATGTCATTTGCTGGTTTGTTAGGCCAGTGAGATATCAGTGATTACTAGGTTGTCATACCAAGTGCCAGGCTTTTTGCCAGCCTTGGTTTCCATGTAACCACTGATGTTGACCACTGCATCTTCTGCATCCACAAGGTTTTTGCGGATGAAGTCAAGATGGTCAGGATTAGCAGTTGTGACGATACGGGAAGTAACGAAGACGGATTGGTAGGAACCGTCTGGCTGAGCAACTGCTCTGCTATCTAGGATACCAAGATTGAAACGGTTCTTGTTATCCCAGACTTTGTTGACACGGGCATTCTCAAATGAGAACTTATTCATGATTATCTCCTTTACACTAGGGGACTTTTCCCCTAGCCCTAAGCGCAGGGAAAATCCCATGCGGTAACCAGTAATTTACTGATTACAAAAACCAGACACATCTGCCAGAAGGGAATTGTCAAGCAGTCTTTCCGCTTGACAAGGAATGAATGGCTGACACCAAAACTTAACTTAATCCGAGGCGCCAGTTTACTGACTCAAGTGCCGAAGACTGCTCTCCGCTCAGCCCCTTTCTATTCAGTATAGTAGGTAGCAGTAACAGACTAGGGTCAACGCGTATTGACCCTAGGGTGATTAATGGAGAGTAGAATCAGTATATGTATCTCCAAAAAAGATTTTCCCGTACAAAGTAAATACTCCCGTGCTAGTCCTATTTTGTCCTATTTTGTCCTACTTTTAAAAAATAATTTAAAATATTTTGGGCCAAAAACGTTCGTTTTGGCCATTTGAACAGGTTAAATATATATAGAGGGTTTTTTATTTTTACTTTAGCAAGCCCCTTGAAGGGCTTGCGTTACAGATTATAACTAAGAACTGTTACAAACCATGAATACGGGATAGGACTGATGACATTTAGCAAAGGCAAAATTAATCCTAAAACCGTGGCTATGGCAGAGGCAAAGGCTAAAGTTTTAGCCCTTGTGGCCGAAGGCCACTCAGTTCATAAGGCTATGCAGATGTCGGGCAAAAAGCCCGACACTGTAAGAATCTGGTGTCTTAGAGATAAAAAATTTACTACTGACCTAACAGAGGCTAAGGCCACCGCAAAGGATGCTTCCCTTGCAGCCTTAGGTATTCCCAAAGAGGAAATAAGTTTTCCAAAATTTTCTGAGATATTCCTTCAACAAAGGGTATTTCCTCATCATCAAGATTGGATTGATTTACTAGAGGACAGAGAGCCTTCATGGCTGCACCCTAGTATGGTTTACGAAAAGGGCGACCCAGCCCGTCTCTTGGTTAACGTGCCACCTGAGCACGCTAAGAGCACTGTCATTACCGTAAACTACTCCACATACCGTATCGCTCTCAATCCAAATATCCGCATTATCGTGGTTTCTAAAACGTTAATCAAAGCACGTGAGTTCGTGTACGCAATTAAGCAAAGACTCTCCCATCCACGTTGGTTAAAGTTACAAACAACCTTTGGCCCCGAAGGTGGTTGGAAAGAAGACTCAGACACTTGGCGAGTTGATACCGTTTATCTTGGGAGCGATGCTAGGAACTCTAGCGAGAAAGACCCCACCATCCAAGCACTTGGTATGGGTGGGCAAATTTATGGAGCACGGGCCGACCTCATCATTCTTGATGACTGTATAACTACCGCCAATGCACATGAGTATGAAAAACAAATCAACTGGTTACAAAAAGAAGTAATTACCCGTTTGGGTAAAAATGGCAAATTATTAATCGTAGGGACAAGAATTGCAGCGCAAGACTTTTATAAAGAAATCCGAGAGACCAAGTATTGGTCTGGTGGCAAAAGCCCTTTTACTTATATGGGCATGCCTGCTGTTTTGGAATATTCGGAAAAGCCGCAAGAGTGGAAAACGCTCTGGCCTAAGTCGGATTCTGCCTGGGATGGGGATTCTGAGGTACCTGACGAAGAAGGACTCTTCCCAAAGTGGGACGGCAAAACCTTATTCAGACGGCGCAGTGAAGTAACACCATCAACATGGGCGCTGGTTTACCAGCAAGAAGATGTTTCTGAAGACAACATATTTTCTCCCTTGTTGGTTCAGGGTTGTATCAATGGCCAACGCAAACGTGGCCTGCTGAAAGCAGGTGCGGTAGGACATCCCTCGCACATTGAGGGGTACACCATTATTGGTTTTGACCCCGCAATGGGCGGGAATGCTGCGTTTGTGGTGGCCACATATAACAGACACGATGGCAAAATTTATGTTCTTGACTGCGTTAATATGTCAGAACCTACTCCACAAAAGATTCAAGAAGCAATTGAAGCACTGGTTGAAAAATACAAACCACAAGAATTACGAGTAGAGATTAATGCTCACCAAAAGGCTTACTCTCTAGATGATAATTTAAGAAATTGGTTAGCAGCATATGGCTGCCGTTTAGAATCTCACTTTACTGGTAAGAACAAGTGGGATGCTAACTTTGGTGTAGCAGGTATGTCTATGCTAATGGGAACTCTACGAGATGATAAGTTCCAAAAAAATAATGTTATTGAGTTTCCCTCTACAGAACACTCAGAGGGTATGAAGGCTTTAATCCAACAGTTAATAACTTGGAAGCCTAATACTCGAGGTAAGACCGACTGCGTTATGGCTTTATGGTTTACCGTGCTCAGAGCAAGGGAATTCATGGTCCAGACAGGTAACATGCAAAGATATGCAAGGAACCGCTGGGCAACCAGAGCACAAACAGAACGAAGATACTCAGTTAATTTAGACGAAGCCCTTGCAGAGCAATGGCAAGAAAACTACGGATAAGGACACATAATGGTAAATCCAATCAAGGTTGTTAAGGCTGTTAAGAATTTTCCTGGTGGTAAAAAAGGTCGTGCAATAGAAAACAAAGTACGTAAAGAATTTGGTATGTCTAAGGGGGGTACTACTGCTGGTAAAGCAAAGTCTGTTAAAAAACGTGAAGTTGCATATAAAAATGTACACACCATGCAAGGCCAAGGTGGCTATTCTGTATTTAATAAAGCAACATCTAACAAAAAACTTGGTGCATCAAACAGAGCAGGTCGTGGTTCATTAAAATCTGAAGTAAAAAAAATGATTAAGGAAGAAAAAAAAGCAGGTTTTTCATGGAACCCTAAATGGCATAATTCAGAAATAAAAACACGTAGAACTCGCTTTCAATTTAGTGCACCAAACCCTAAAGTACCAGTAAAGAGACGGGGCAAATAAATGCCAAACCCAATTAAGATTGTTAAAGCAGTTAAAAAAGCAGCAACAAAAAAAACTGCTACTAAAACAAAACAACCTATACCTACAAAAATTAAAACAACAAGTAAAACTTATGATGTTAAAAAAACCATTACTGGTAAGGTAAAATTAAAAGATATTAAAACTAAAAAAACTATAACTATTCCAAAAAACCAATCATTGACTAGTGAAAATATTAGAGAAGCAAAGTTTAAAAAAACTCAAAAACAAATTAATAGAAAACAAAATGCAATAATTTATGGTGGCGGCACTGCAATTGGTGCAGCAATAGGTATTCCATTAGGTAATGCAATAGTAAAGAGACGTGGTAAGTAATGGCTAAGTCTAAGAAAATGGCACCTGGTGCTTTTAAAAAATCTAAAACATCTCAAATTACCCCAGTACTTTCCGATTTGTTTATTCCTAAAACTTTAGGAGATGCTGCTATGTATGCAGTCCCATGGGCTAAAGCCACTCGTGCCATAGGCGGTATTGGTAAAAAAGGTGCTAAGTACGTAAACAAAGTTTATAGAAACATGGGTAAATAATGCCTGTATCAAAGATTGCAAGTATCATTGCTAAAAAACGTGCTGCAGATATTGCTAAGAAAAAAGTAGCAAAGATACCTGCAGGTCAAGCCCGTGCTGTTGCTAGAGAACAAGTTCGTGGTAGTGGTAACACAAGTAGAAAAATTAACAAAAGAACTGGCCTTACTCCTGAAGAAAAAAGTAAATTAACAAAAAAATTTCCAATTACTAGAGAACAAGGTAGACCTCGTAATCCTGAAGATGTTAGACGTGGTAGAAGTATTGCCGAATACGAAATGCGTATGAGATTAGGTAATCCACCAAAGGCTAAACCATCTAAACCAGCCAAAAGAGAAGTTTTTTTAACTAGAGGTAAAACTATTGCTAAACGTTCTGAAGTTGAAGAAGTAATGCAAAAACGTTTACAAAAGCAAGCCAAAATAAAAAGAGCCGAAAAAAAATTTAAAGATATGACACCTGAAGAAAAACGTATTTTAATGATACGTGCACAGGTTAAAAGAGCCCAACGTGATGAAAATGCTGGTAGAACTAAATATGGTATGGATATTACTCCACGTAAACAACTTGATGATAAAGTTATAGAACGTGCTAAAGAATTAACCGCTCAAGAAAAAAATGCAATTGCTAGAAAACAAGCACTTGAGTTTGCACAACGTAGAGAATCAGATAGACGTGCTGCAGAAGGTCTTAAAGAAAGAACTAAAAACATTAAAAATAAAATGAAAAATATGACACCTGACCAAAAAAGAAGATATATAAATTATCTTAAAGAAAGTGGTTGGTAATGCCTAACCCTAAAAAAATAATTAAAGGTGTTAAAAAATTAACTAACAAACAAAAGACTTATCAAATTCGTGGCGCTGAACAAAAAAGAGAAAAAGAATTATCAGGGCGTGGCGGTAGGGCCACTCCCGAATTTATTGCAAAGTTAAAAGAAAAAACATTTAAAGAGATTGAAAGAAAAACTGGAAAGCCAATAGATAAAAGTAAATATCTTAAGAAGGGCAAGTAATTGCTAAGTATTCAACAAATTGCAGCAAGAGTAGATTCTCTTAAAGACCGTGCCTCTGATAGAGATGCAAGGGCACAAGATGTACTTGCTGTCCGTAGAGGTAAAATTGCATCAATTTATCCAGAATTTTTTCCAGAGGGTGTAGACGCAAATGTCGTTGCAAATTTTATTGACATTGTTGCCCGTGACTTGTCAGAAGTTATGGCGCCACTTCCTGCGGTTAACTGCTCGGCCGCTAATCAGGTTAGTGACCGTGCTCGTTCTTTTGCCGATAAGCGCACTCGCATTGCTGCTAACTATTTTGCTCATTCAGATTTACAAGTGCAGATGTATACGGGTGCAGACCACTACATCACATTTGGTTTCGTCCCATTCATCATTGAATTAGACGAAGAAGCAGGGCTACCACGTATTAGAGTAGAAAGTCCGATTGGGGCTTACCCAGAATTTGACCGCTATGGACGTTGCACTGCCTTTGCTAAAAAATATGAACTATCAATTGGTGAGTTAGTAGCACAATTCCCAGAGTATGAAATACAACTATTGGGACCAAATGGCTATCAACAAAACTTATTAGCAAGGATTGACTTTGTTCGTTATTACGATAAAGACCAATCTGTTATTTATGTTCCTAGCCGTAGCAATTTAATTTTATCTCAAGCAGTTAATCCGCTTGGAAAAATAATGGTTGTTGTTGCAAAGCGACCAAGCGTTGATAGTGACATGCGTGGACAGTTTGATGATGTTTTAGGTATTCAACTGCTTCGTAATAGGTTCGCATTACTTGCGATGGAAGCAGCAGAGAAATCTGTTCAATCACCAATTGTTGTTCCACAAGATGTTCAAGAAATTGAACTTGGTGGCGATTCAATTATTCGCACTAACACACCTGGTGGCGTGCGCCGTGTTGAACTTCCTATACCTAATGGTGCGTTTACCGAACAATCATTGTTGCAACAAGAGTTGCGAACTGGTACACGTTACCCAGAATCACGTACTGGTAATCTTGACGCAAGTATTATTACTGGTCAAGGTGTTCAAGCACTTATGGGTGGTTTTGATACGCAGGTTAAATCTGCTCAGGCTATCTTTGCTTCAGCCCTTAAGGATGTTATCTCAATCTGTTTTGAAGTAGATGAAAAGTTTTATGACTTTGAGAAAACAGTTCGTGGCGTAGATGCTGGTTCTCCATATAGTATTGATTATAAACCATCAAAAGATATTAAAAAAGATTATTCAGCCGATGTTAGATATGGCATGCTTGCTGGTCTTAATCCAGCCCAAGGGCTTATTTTTATGTTACAAGCATTGGGCGCTAAAATTATTTCTAAAGACATGGTTATGCGTGAGTTACCATTTGGTATTAACGTAACTCAAGAACAAGAAAAAATTGAGATTGAAGAAATGCGTAACTCACTACTGGGTGCGTTGGGGGCATATACTCAGGCAATACCTCAAATGGCTACACAGGGCATGGACCCATCTGACATTATTATAAAAATTTCAGATGTAATTAAGGCTCGTCAAAAAGGTGTAGCAATTGAAGATGCAATTGAGGAAATATTTAAACCTGAAGAATTACCTCCTGCTGGTGCCCCACAGGTTGAGCAAACGTCCCCCGCTCCCGCTGCGCCAGTAGGAGGCATCCCTCCACAACAGCAACAAGGCGGACTACAAAGTCTTTTATCTAGTTTGACTGCAGGTGGTCAAGCAAGTGCTAGTGCAAGGACAGTAGTTAGAAGATAGTTTAGAAGGGGACCATGACAGCAATAGTTGGAATACAGGGTAAAGGCTGGGCTGTACTAGGTTCAGATACTTTAACTACATATACTGATAGACCATATGTAGCCAAGGGTTGCGAAAAGATAGTTAAGGTTAATGAGTATTTAATTGCAGTTGCAGGTGATGCAATTGTGGGAGATATTCTTAACAACCTATGGCAACCACCTAAAGTAATTAAAACGCAAGAGCCAGATAGATTTATGATGATTAGAGTATTACCATCTATAAAACAAACTCTAACTGAAGCAGGATACGAACCAGCCCCTAAAGTAAAACCAGATGATGACCCTGGGTGGGATGCATTAGTTTGTTTTAATGGAAAGATATATCAAGTTAGTGATGACTATGGATATATGCGAGATGACAAAGGTTTATACGCAATAGGTTCTGGTGGAGCCTTAGCACTTGGTGCATTAGTAGCAATGGGGTCAGAAACCAAGACTCATGCTAAAGCATCTGCTGCGGCAAAAAAAGCAATTAACATATCAATTGAATACAACGTGTGGTGCGGTGGTACTGCAAATGTTAAAACACAATTTACTAAGTAGGAGGAAAAGTGCAAGGTGGATATAGAAAACCGAATAACCCAGCCCCAGTATCAGGTCCTGGCGCTCTTAGTCAACGCACTGATGGGGGACCAACACAACCTGCAACCTACATCTCAGGATTACCATATGGACAGGGACAACAAACTTACGACAACCAAGTAGCAGCACCTATGGCTGGCAATCCAATACCAAAGATGGAAATGCCAACACCATTACTAGCCCCTACTGCTCGTCCATCTGAACCTATTACTACTGGAGTTGATATAGGTGCTGGTGCTGGCTCTGAAGCAATGAGACGGCTACCTAATCCTTCATACACAATTCAAGATGTAATTAAAAATTTAATACCATACGACCCATCTGGTGATGCTGAGTTAATGTATAGAAGCCTAATTGACGAAGGATACTAATGGCATACCGTCTTAATCCAATAGTAGCCAAGGCTAGTCCAAACCTTTATGCTGCTGCTAAAGCCGCAAATATACCTATGGAACAAGGTACACAACTAGAGCAGTTTAGTTGGACTATTGAAAAAAATAAAAAATTAAATCAATTAAGAATTGATGATGCTCGTAAAGAATTTAATAACCTAGACCCTAGCGCACAAGAAAAATTAAAGTTTTTATTTCCTCAGTCAGATTATCAATTGCCAGAACCAGGTGCTAGTAACTACCTTACTGGAGCAATTAAAACTGGCTTTAATGTTCTTAAAAGCCCGTTAGTTTTATTATTTAAAACTGCTGGTGTTTTTAATAGAGTAATTAATACACCCTACCTGCTTGCTCGTCAGGCTTCACAAGGTGAAGGTTTATTTACCAAAGAGTCTTTTAGCGATGCTTGGGATGGCCGTAGAGTTTATGACCAAGGGGCATTAAACGAGGCTGCAGATTACTTTGGTGTTGAAAAAGTAGAAATAGCAAAAGGTTTAATTGCTGGTAAAAAACCAGGCGATATTATTGCTAGTGCTGGCGGTACAATAAATCAAAAACTATTAGATGCTTTAGAAGAGGCATACAATAATCCAGAGTCATTCCAACAAGTAATGGATGGCGTTAAGTATGCACAGGTATCTCCAGGTAGAGATATAGCACGTTCAACTGGAGTTCAAGGCGTTTCTGGTCCCATAGATTTTATATATCAAATTGCCGTTGACCCTCTGACTTGGGTAACTGGTGGAGCAACTGCTGCTGCCAGAGCGGTTATGTTTGGTCTTAAGAATCAAACTGGTACTCAAATGCGTAAGACTATTGAGCAGTTTGGTGTTGCTGGAGTTAGGGACATATTCCGAGACAACAAAGATGTAGTTAAATTATGGGATGACCAACTAGGTCCTGCTGTTAAAAGACTTAATGATGAGCCAGACAAGATTGCTAAAATTGGAATTCGTAATGATATTAAAAGACGTTTTCCTGGGTATAACAACGATGAGGCTATTGATTTCTTAGAGAGAAACAATGTAGTTAATGCTACCCGTGCTCAAACAGTTTTTTCTAATGTTGAAAATCTTTCTATGTTTATGGCTGGCAGGGTTAGCGGTGCTCAGTTCTTCCGCAATGGTATAGCAACTGCACGCAACCAACGCAGATTAACTGTTGGTGCTCAAAAAGCATTAAGTAATTTTTTAAATCCTGCATCTGGAACTACCAAAGAAATTGCTCAGTCAGTTGAAGAAATATCTAAGTCACTTATCAAGGCTGGCTCTACCCGTGAGGCCGACTTAATAGGTCCAGAAATAATAGATTTTACAAGATTTAGTCGCAAGAATATTAAAGAGCGTGTATCTCTTCTTTTAGCCCGCACTCCGCAAAATAAAGAGATTAAACTTAATATTACTGACAGAACTCAGTCTATTAAAAGCGCAGATGTATTTAGAGATACCGCACGTCAGGTATTACCTAAAGATTTATCAGAGGCTTTAACTGTTAGGTTTATTAACTCTGATGCAAATGACCAAGTTGCTATGCTTCGTAGCCTTGATGTTGCAATTATGCAACGTTTGGGAATTGAAGGAACTGAAAAGGGTAGAGAATATATAAAGAAAACCCTTGATGAAAAATATGGTACATCAGTTGGTGTTGCAGTAACTGAAAAATTAAATGTTCCTATAGGTTTAGAAAATGTTGTATCTAAACATGGTCTTAAAGTAGAAGATAATGTGCCAAAGTTTGACTCACAAGGTATTATTCATCCGTTCCAAGAGCGTGGTGCTATATCTACCCTTGATTATCAAGAGTTAGCACAGTATGCATATGAAGCAAACAGAGGTAAATTAATTTCTGGTATGTTTCAGGGTGCTACAAGTAGCGGTTTATCAACTGGAATAGTTAATTTTTGGTCTTTGTTTACACTTTTCCCACGTTTGGGTATACGAAGCGCTATTGATGAAGGATTTATTTACTATCTTACAGCCCCTGCTAAAGATTTATTCCAATACCTAGACCGCAAAGGTCATAGAATGGGTAGAATTGCAGCAGCATACTCAGGTTCTAAGAGTGGTGAGCAGTTAAGAGTAAAGATTGCTAGGGCATTAGGTAGAAAAACCCCTGCAGATATGTATGACAAAGATGCAAGATTAAAAATAATTGCTGATTATGCTGCAAGAAATGAAAAACTACCTGAAGAATTAACATCTTTAGAGCGTAGGTTTGCTCAGGCTGAATATATTACGCAAACTTTAAATCGTGGAAAAGATAAAAATGGAAACTTTATAACTGGACCTTTATCTAAAGCGGAAAAACTTAGCGGTAAATTAGAAGATAGTGAAGTTCAGTTATTAATACAAGCATTAACTCTAAACTCACAATACTTAACAGCAGGTACTAGGTCTATTGCTGCAGGCGCAAGCCTTGTTGGAAGACAGTCTGCTGAAGTAACTGAACAATTAGTTGATATGAGTAATTATGATGTAGCCATAGGTTTATTTCCAGGTTTAGTTCAAGGTAAAACTGGTAAAAGAATAGATACAGAAAAGTTGGCTTCACTTCAAGTTCTTGCTGGACGTGGTGTATCTCTGGTTCACTTTGAAAACTTTATTCAACGTTTCTATGGTAATACAAGACAGAATAAAGGTATTGCTGAGAACTTTAAATTTAATCCAGTTGCTGCTTTTGTGGCAAGTAAAGGTTTAAGAACTGAACGTGATTATGTTGGGGCTAAAACTTATCTACTACAACAGGTAGGACTATCAAAGAATACAGATTTATTAACTAAATTTGATGAAGATGTTATACCTACATTGGGCGTAAAGGTTACTCATTCAGTTAAAGATGCAGAAGCATTAAATAGTTTCTTGGGTATGACAGCCCATACCAGTGCTTTACGTCTACAGGGACTAGACGATATGGAGATTGCTGAAGTATTAATAGACCGTATTCTTTTGGATATGCGTCAGACTTTTCATGGCAGTGCAGATAACTTTAATGAAGCATTGTTTAATAGATTAAAGTCTGCATATGATGACTTAGTAAAAGAAGAGTTAGAGACTGGAAATAGGATATCTAATAAGGCTCAAAAAGCAGCCCAAGGTATAACCTTTGAAGAGTTTGAAGAACTAACTAAAGGATTCCAACCTAAAGGTAAATTGTTTACTACCCTTGAGGGACCAGGTATATCTGATATGGAAGGCGCTTATCAAAAACTTGGTAATAATATGATGGAAATTATGGATAATCAAGTAACTGGTATCCTGCGCCAGCCAGTAGTTATGATTAAATACTTAGATGTTCGTAAGAAGTATGCTGAAACAGAAAAGCAAATGGCTAGAAAACTTTATCTTGATAAGTTAGCCGAATACCAGGACGAAGGTAAAGTAATTGGCGATAGAGTAAAAAGTAATATTCTTGAGGATACAAAACAACATGCTCAGAAAATTATAACAGAAATATCTGTTCAAGAAGCAGCAGATTCTGTATTAAAGTTTGTTGATAACCCTAATGTTAGAACTAATTTTGCCGTAGCGGTTCGTAATACTGGTCGTTATTACCGTGCTACTGAAGATTTTTGGCGAAGAGTTTATCGTCTAAAAGATATAGCACCAAGAGTTTTATACCGTATGCGTTTGACGCATCTTGGTTTAGATGCCGCTGGTGGCGTATACAAAGATAACAACGGCGAACCATATATTATGATGCCAACAGATAATGTTATATTTGGCGTTGTAGATAAAACAGTTCGTGCATTTGGACCAGGCGAAGAGAGTTTTAAACAACCAAAGTTTAATGAGTTTACATTTAAACTAACCTTGGCTAACCCTTCATTTAGCCCAGATGCTGGTATGCCTACACTATCTGGACCTATTGGCGCACTTAGCGTACTAACTATGAAGGCTATATTGGGTAAAGTACCAGCAACAAAAGAGTTATCAGAGGAATTAGATAACTATGCACTGGGTGATGTTGGTGATGGCATGACAGTAATACGTGCCTTAGTTCCATCATCATTACAAAAGTTATACTCTTTAGTACCTAAAGATGAAAGGGATAGACAGGAATCAACTGCAGCAATGCAGGCTATTGCCTATAACCAAGCCTTTAATACCGATGAACAAATGGCTAAGTATTTAGACCCTAATGCATCAGCAGAAGATAAGTATAATTATTTAAAACAAATTAGAATATCTGCTCACAACGTGGTTGCAATGCGTTCTATTATTGGATTATTCTCTCCAATAGCACCATCCATAAAAGAAAGTATTAACGTTCCAGGGTACTTAAAAGAGGTTGGCATAACTGGATTACGTCCAGAGTTTTATGACCTAGTAAATGCGGTAACCCAAAAGTATAAGGGCGATATTCAAGACCCATACGAGTTAGCAGTTGCTACATTTGTTGGTAAGAATCCAGGCAAATTAATCTATACAGTTTCTCGCAATGAGAAGCAGACTAATGTGGTTATTCAAAAGACCAAGGCTGTTAAGTCGTGGGCTATACAGAATGAAAACAATATTAAAAAGTATGGCGAAGCGGCATGGATAGTAGCCCCACATACGGGAGAGTTTGATGCTCCAACCTATGCTTACCTAGAAGCAGCAGGATTGATAGAAAACAAATCTTTAGATAGATACTATCTAGATGTTTTAGTGGCTAAGGATAAGCAGGCTTACTATGACATTGGTAAAGAAGAAAAAGAGTTTTTAAAGTCAACACCTAGTATTACTGCACGTAGAGCAAAGATTGCTGATTCAACTAGAAGACGTTCATTACTTAAGGCATCTAATCCATTGCTAGAAGCAGCCCTTGTGGCTGGTGGTAATGAGGTAGCAACAGAGTTAAATATGTTGACAAACCTTGAAGAGATGATTAAAGACTTATCTGTTAACATGCCAGTTGGAACACGTCAAAGACTAGCAATGGTTACTTCTAGAGTTCGTCAGTTTGTTTCTTTAGCCAACGATGCTTCACTTCGTGAGGCAGATAACTTTGCTGATATTAAAAGAAACTTTAGAACTGAGTTAGAAAATTTAATTGCAAGTTTAAGTTCTGGAGATGCCATCTTGACAGAGGCAAGTAGAGCAATATTCAAATCAATTCTTGGTTATTATTCCCGAGATACTTACACTGCTAAAACATATAAAGGATACTAATGGCTGAATTAACAGAACGTGAGTTAAGAGATAAGCAAAGAAGTCTTGAATCATTAAATGCCCGTGACTTAAAAGACAAACAACTTCAAATTAAACAAATGGCTATTTGGAGAGATGACGACAGGCCAACTAGTGTAGCAAGATTTAATGATGCAAAAAATAAATTAGATTTATTAACTGATACTATTGAAGCCCGTAAGGTTGAAATAGAATCAATTAAAACCCAAATGCAATCTATTGCGGATAAAAAAGCAGCAGAAAAAAGAAATGAAACTATTACAAAAAAACAAAAAGAATTAAAAGTTGCACAAGAAATCAGAGATACTGCTAGAGAAGAAACTCTCCAAGAAGAAATAAAAACTCTACAAAATCAACAATCTGCTACTACGGGTATTGGTGGTAATAAACCATATGAGGGCGATAACGAGTTTGTAAAAGATGTTAACGCCAAAGGACTAGCATTAACAACCAACACCGATAATGGAGAAAGTTGGATTAGCGGTACTGAGGGTGCAGACCAAGTTCAACAATATATTTACATAGGACCTCAGACTAAAGTTCCATTGTTTATGAAAGACAAGCCTGGTCAACTTGTTAATGACTATGCACCTGCTACATCTAACTTTGATGGAGTAAGAAAAAGAGTTATAGATGATGCCATTAAATCACCTCTTGGATTAAAGGGTTTATTTGATGACCTAAGAGGTGCTGGTCTTAGAATACCTCAAACTGATTACGATAGGCTTGATACTACTAGTACTGCTTTTGGCAAAGCATTATCTTATGCTGTGCAAAAACACACTAAGGCAATGATTAATGATTTAGAGCAAAATAAAAATATTAACCCAAAATCTTTTTTCAAGTATTTACAAGAAGACCTTAAAGAATCAGGCATAGGTGGACCTCGAGTAGATTATGATGAATACGTAACCAAAGTAGACGAAGCAGAATCTGACCTAAATAGATTCTTTATGGAGTATGTAGGCAGAAGTGCTACAGATGAAGAGCAGAAAAAATATTACAAACAATTAAGGGCATTGGAAAAAAAGAATGCTCAGGTTACTACTACTACTGATACAGATTCTGGTGGTACTTCAAGAAGAGTTACTGGTGAGTATCAGTTAGATGCTGAAGACATACTACAATTGCAACGTAATATTGCTGGTAAAGCACTTGATGGTTCTGACATTGATGTAATATTAAAAGGTGGTAGCAAGGCTGCTCAAGATGTTAATAACGTATTAGCCTATGCTAAGAGTTATGGTGTAGCCCTATCTAATAAAGATGCTTTGCGCTACGTATCAAATGGATTAAAGGATAACCAAAAAGATACTAAAGCAATCCAGGCAAAACTACTTGCTGTATCTAAGGCTACCTACTCCAACCTATCAGATTTATTATCTGAGAATGTTGACCTAGATGATTTGTCTGCTAATTATAAATTGGCTATGCGACAGATTTTAGAGATACCTGAATCACAGGTTGATACTATGAATCCAACAATTCAATTAGCACTTAAGAACAATGGAAATAGGGGAGCAATGAACTTAACCGAATTTGAACGTGTTCTTAAAAAAGACCCACGTTGGGGCAATACTTCAAATGCTATAGAAACTGCTGCTGGGTATGCTAACAGTATTCTTCGTAACTTTGGATTGATAGCATAATGGCACCTAAAAAGAAAATGTCTGCAGAAGAAGCAGCCGTTCGTAAAGCCCTTGCTGCGGTTCAAGCGGATACTGGAATAGAACAGGCTAGAAAAATAATAGATACTGGGGTTACTCCCCAAGCATCTACTCCTTCTAAAATATCTGACATTGATACCAGTACTGCACTTGGTAAAAAAGCAGCAGAGGTTATTGGTGGTATGCAATCATTTGTTGATACTAAAACTCCAGAACTTGTGCAAAAGTATGAAGCACTTGGTTATGCATATAATCCAAATACTGGAGCAGTAACACCTAAATCTCCAACAGACCAACAACAGCAACAACAACAACAATCTGATATAGATAAAAATACTAGAAACGCTTTTGCAATACTTAAACAAGTATTTTCCCAATATGGTTTAGATGATTTAAGTTCGGTTATAGAAACTTTAATGAAAGAAGGATACGAGCCAGAAGAGGCTACCCTTGCTTTAAAAACTGACTCTAGATATAACAAGGCTTATATTACTAGATTTAGGGGTAATGAGTTAAGGCGTTCTGCTGGATTAAATGTATTAACTGAGGCTGAATACTTAACTTTAGAAGATAATTATACAAAAACTCTTAAGTCATACGGTCTTCAAAATTACTTTGGTTTAGATAAAACAACTAAACAATCTGCAATAGCAGATATAATTGGCGCAGACATATCTGCTGTTGAATTTGCAGATAGAGTATCTACTGCAGTTGATAGAGTTAAAATGGCTGACTCAGCCACTAAGAACGCCTTTCAACAATTCTATGGTATTGGTGAGGCAGACCTTGTTCAGTATTATTTAGACCCTAAAAAGGCTTTAGTAAATCTTAAAGAAAAGGCAACTGCTGCTGAAATTGGTGGTGCTGCAATTGGTCAAGGACTACCAGCAACTATGATAAGTGCTGAAGATTTGGCTAAATTTGGTATTAATAGAGAACAAGCGCAGGTTGGCTATGCAACTATTGCAGAAGAGTTACCTACTGCTAGCAAGTTAGGTCAAATATATTCCCAAGAAGGAATTACATATGGACAAAGCGAAGCAGAGCAAGCAACATTTAAAGGCTTAGCATCTGCTAAACGAAAGAAACAAAAACTTGTTTCTAGTGAAGAAGCAAGTTTCCAAGGTTCATCGGGAACTGGATTGGGCCAAGGTGCTTTGTCAACTCAATATTTACGTAGAGGTTCTTCAGGAGGACAGTTCTAAAATAAATTCCCTACACGGACCCACCAGCCCCGTGAGGTGTATAAGACTGGTAGCAAGAGCCAGACCAATTCCCCGATTGAATCTGTGGCTTGCGACTAACAACGAATAGAGAGGGTGGTTGCTATGAGCAACAATTACTGGGAAGACGAAGACGAAGACCAAGATAACGAAATACCTTTGCAGGGTGATGACTTAGTTAAAAAACTAAGAAAAGCC